TATGTATGGAACTATTTTATCACAGTCAATAGATCAGGAACAGTCGAGTCTGATTGATCAAGGTCGTATTGGCAAGAGTGTTGCAGAGGCAGCTACTACCACATTAGATGGGTTAACACCTATCGCTTATCTGGGAAATGGCACCGAAACAACCACGGCAACGAGAGTTGCTGATTCCGAAGCACACGGAGCAGACACCACTTTTGGGTCTACAGGTTTAGAATATTCAAGTGTTAGCAGTTCAACTGCGGCCGAAATCTCGTCAACTGGGAGATGCGGTCAAACCCTCGGACAACAAAGGTTTGAGGTAGCGTTGGGTGGGAATCGTGATGGATCCACCTTGGAGCATATCAAGGCAAAAGTACTAGAAGGTGCTGTTGTGTATGTTGATGGCTTTATCCCAAACGCTGAGAGCAAAGTTAAGTTAGCAGAATTAGCTGTATTATATCCAGGTATGAGATTTGGTGTACATGCAACTAGTGGCTTCTTTAATGGTATGGTACCGGAGAGTGAGAGAAAGGTTTTAGCTAGGCTAAGTGGTGGGTTCGACATCATTGAGCAAACACAGGAGTTAAACCGATTATTGATCAATTCAGCATCCATTGCTCTAAGGGAGGACAATGCAATGACAGTGTCACCTGGATCACAGGTAGATTCGACAGGCTCAAGAGCTGCGAATCGTCGTAATTCACAACCATCCAATGGGACAAATGGATCAGGAAACTCTTCAAAGACACGGAAACAGAAGAGATTTGAGAAATTTGGTGCACCAGTGGTTGTTGAGGAAGTGGCTAAAGCAAACATGGAGAATTCAGAGTTTGAGAACCACCCTCTTGTATTAAGAAATGATGTACAACAAGCAAACAAGGACCTTGTGTACCAATTGAAATTACAGAGTTATGGCAGAGCACCGAGTCATGCGTTGCAGCTAGAACTATCATCAATTGCTAGAAGAATTATGCAGAACAAAGCTTATAACCATCTTTCCCAAGAAGATAAATATAATCTATTGGCAGATTCTGTCACAGCAGCAATGATGATGGATGAGAAACAGGCAAAGTTATTTGCTATGTACAATGGAGACACATACCAAGCCTGGGTGCGTTTGCATGAAGAGTACACTGCCACCGGCAGAGTACCCGGTTTTAGACTGCCAAAGTTAAATGATTGGTTCAAGTACATAGCAGTGTTTTTCATCGACATGTTAATTATTACAGTCTTCTTGGTGTTCACATCAAGAGGCACAAAGGTTCGGAACTCTAGAACTTTTGTTCAAGTATCATTGTTCTTATTGGTACTTATGGTACACGTTATTGGAATGGTAATCCACAGTATCTACTTTGGTAGAACTGCGCGATTGCCGTTCCGGTAAGCAGTGTAGTGCAACATCGCTCACATTGTGCAAGAGGTTCAGCGTTTGACTCAACAAGTGCCAAGTTTTATCTTGGTGCTGGGATTGACAAGACATCTGTAACCGCACAGGAGATAGTAGATTCGGATGTTGCACTGACCACACCCAAGCATGCCCGTCAAGGATGCCAGGGTCGAATCATTACAGTAGTAGTTACACCATATACCTACCTGATGACAACTCATTCGAACTGTATACACAATTTGCTTCTAGCGGCCAACAATAGACATGCCAAGCCAAGACTCGTTCTTGATGAGGGTGTGCTATCAGAGGTGCGTAGAGTTGCAATAATGTTAGCAGATGCGATAGGAAGTACGACAACAGGGATATGGAGCACCACTAGTGATTATACATCATCTAAGAAGAGAAAGTTATACTTGCAAGCAGAACAATCATTGCGAGAGAAACCAATCCATGCTAGAGATGCGTACGTCACGCCATTCATAAAAGATGAAAAGCGGGATACGACGACGATTCTAAAGAATCCAAGAGCAATCCATCCAAGGAAACCAAGGTACAATTCAGCAGTAGCCAGATATATAAAACCAATAGAGAAACTATTGTATAGTATAGATGGGACTATGTTTAAGAATTGTATGCCAGGACGGATAATAGCTAAAGGATTAGATTCAGACGGGCGTGCAAAGCTTATTCATGATCAATTTTACAGTTTTGTAAGACCACAAGCAATTTCGCTAGATGTAAGTGGCTTTGATGGATCGTTGGATGAGGAGATAATCATGATAGAGCACTTAGCTTATCTAAGGATGAATCCAGACCAGTTGTTTCGACAGTTATTGAAGATGCAACGAGTAAATTTCGCACAAATTGAATGGTTCATGTATGTTATAAAAGGTAGTAGAATGTCGGGAGATATGAACACTGCTCTAGGTAACTGCATGCTCATGATAATTTTTATTGTAGCATATATGGAAAGGCAAAATATAGTGTATGCTTTAATCGATGATGGGGATGATCTTATTCTCATGGTTGAGAGGGATACTGTGGACACGGCAAGCATAGTATCTTGGTATAGAAGTTTAGGGATGACATTAAGGGTAGACGGTGTATACAATGAGCTAAAGGACATTGTTTTCTGTCAATCACAGGTTATGAATTATGGTGGTAAGCAGCGGCTAATTAGAAATGCAACGCTCGTGATGTCGAAGGCATTGATGAGCACCAGCACAACCAAGGCAAATATTCGTGAGAAACTTTATTTGACTGGGTGTTCCGTGTTGGCACAATATGCGGGGATTCCGATACTCCAAGAATTCGCACGCGCACTGATTAGAGGTTATACGGGGAAAATTACTAAAGGAAGAGCAGTACATCTAGTGGGCGCATATGATTATCAGCAGATAGAATCATTCGTTCATGACCGAGGTATATTGCGACTTCTCGCTCCAGTCACAGCTGAAGCTAGGTTATGCTATTTTGAAATGTTTGGTGTGACCGCTGGAGAGCAGATTCAACAGGAAATGTACTGGTCTGCTTGGGAACTAGGTTCTAATTGGGAAATTGTTAATGGGGATTATCGAGAGATTGTCTCAGAGGATAGCTGCAAAGTATAAGCCGTTTGACAATAGACCCACCCTAAGAGTCCCACTCACTCTGACCATGAAATATAATGAGAAGTTAATTCTATTGGCCAAGCGCTTGGCTACCGATATAGAATATCAAAACAAAATACTTACAAGAATTATATACAGTCAATATGGTACGAACAGGTAAAGCTAAAAGATTAGCAAGGAGAGAGAAGAGGAGTGAAAAGAGACAGGATCGTCAAGATGGGCGACAGGAGAGGAGAGAAGGTAGGAGGAATGCAGGGGCACCAGTGGTGGCAGCTAGTAAGGCTGCGGTGGTCAGGGTTACTAAGCAAGCGGCAATGAAAGCTGCAACTTGTGCGTGTGATGCTGGAACCATATCACCAGATGGGGCTATATCAAGTGGTAAGACAAAAGTACTAGGGTATCAAGGGCTTATTACATGTGATGGTGGCGGTGAAGCTGGCATTATCATATCACCATGGGTGAAGGCTTCGATTCAGAAGTCAGCATATCCTTGGACAACGGTCTGGGCTTCCGGCATCGATGTTCCGGGTTTAACAGAGTTTTTAACATTTGCGCTTGAAGCACGGGTGGTTAAGATGGTTGTGCTACTTGAATCGCGGGTTGGATCAACAACAGACCCATGTATGTTGGTATACGGACTGATTCCGGCAACAGTTTTAACGACTGATGTTGGCAGTTACGCACTTGCAGCAGCATTGAATGACCGAAATGGTGGAATGCTGATGACTCGTTCCTGGGGAGAGGGAGATAAACAGGAGATAATATGGACAGCAGATACTAAGGTGGACAGAAGTATGAAATTAGCAACCGCTTATTCATCATCTGGATTCGGAGATGTGTACAATGGGGTAGGTGATGGTAACATGACTGGACCAACATCACGAATCTTAATTGCCGCTAAAGGTATAGCAAGTTTGAAATTAGCAGTAGCGAACATTACTTATTACGTGGAGTATACGGTAACGTCAGGCAACGCTGATTACTTGAATCCAAAACCAGTTTATCAGAATCCACAGGTAGCCGCGCTAGAGCGAGGTATGCATGCGAAGTTAAGAAACCATTTTGATGGTTCACAACTTCAAGCAGTGGCAGCCGCTAGAGCTAAGCTCCCAGCACTGTTGGCAAGAACCATACAAAATATTGGATTGGATGACATCGAGAGCGTTGTAGAAACGGTATCAAAGGTGGCAGACGTCGCTATTTTGTTTGCGTCGGTTTTGTAGCTTACATAGTTAATTAAGGTGTGCATTGGTCCTATAACCAGTGTCGGACAGGGACCCCGTGAGAGTTCCACGTGATAGATGCATAGCATATTTATTAACCAAAGCAAGGTATAAGACAATGGGGTTAACCACCCACGCTGTAAAGTGGTTGTAGAGACATTAGTGTAAAGCAACTTGCCCAATCCAAAACCCGTGAGGTCCTAACGGATCCGTGGTCTTGGTGCGCGGTGAGGTTGGAGTTGGCGGTAGCTGACTTTAAGATAAGGACTGTTCGACAGTTCATGCACTCGCGACTTGTTATAGAAAGCAAGCACATCCGTCGATGTGTCTTTGTTGAGGAGGTGGGTGACTCCCGAAGTGAATATGGACCGTGTGTCAGTAACATTTTCAAACCACGCAGTGGCAGCGTGTTCAAAGATAAGCCAATAAGCAACTGCAAGTTCTTACCGCAAGGTTGAGGACATCTCGCAAGAGAGGGCATGCAGAGTGTTAAGAGAAATCAAT